TCACAAGAAATAAGCAACATTGCTTATGTAGAAACTATACACGATTTGTAGAGATTTGTAGAATATTTATACTAGGACAAACCCTAATATCTACATTTACCTATTTTGGGTGTAGAATCAATGTTCTACAAAAGGAGAAGATATGGATACTGTTGCAAAAACACAACACTTTGATAAATTACTAGAGGTATTTGGTAGCTTTAAGGATATATCCGACAAACTAAGCATGAAGTATGTAACTGTCTATGCCTGGTCAATGCGGAACAGCATCCCAAAGAAACACCACCAAGCCATCATAGAGGCATCTGAGGGCAAGATAACAGCAGAAGATTTTGCCTAACTACAATCAGCGTACAAAGGCTCTATACGAGTCTCAGGGATATAAATGCGAAGTGGTCGAGTCCTACAATTTTTTTACAAAACGAAAAAAAGATATGTTTGGCATCTTAGACATGGTGGCTATTGGAAACGGAGAGTCTTTAGGCATACAAATGACATCCAAAAGCAATATGTCATCCAGAATTAAGAAGATTCAAGAAAGCGAATATCTCCCTGAGCTTATTAGGTCTAAGTGGAGAATTATAGTAATTGGCTGGTTTAAGAAACCAAATGGGAGGTACGACTTTAAAGAATTTGAGTTTTGATTTATAATTACATTAGCAGATTGATACCTGTATAGTTTTAACCCATGCCTAGACCCTATAGGGTAGCTTTGAGCATTTAGTAAATACTGGCATGGGAATTTACTAAGTGGTATCAACTTAGAGCTACCTTATGGGGTTTTTCTATTTCTGCTCGCACTCCAGGCGAAACATAGTGCTTATATCGGCAGCGTGGAAGAAAAGATAGGCTCACTACTAAGATGGCAAGCCTCGCAGACTTAAATGGGTACTGCACAAATTTGTAGATCAAGGGTGATATATAAGTCTACAAATGATTGAACATTAACTTAGGTAGGACTAGTCTAGTACAGATGGGTCAGGTTGATAATGCTTATCACCTAAAGTAGAGTATTGTCTAAAACTTGTGTAATATAAACATTACCTAATGGTATTTAAAGTAACAAATATGTTAAGTTATAGGGAAAGGGGAAAAAAATGATTATCAAATCTAAGTTCTGGTATATTCTACAAAAGCAAATTGAAGCAAGAAAGAAAAAATGATCTTGGTAAAATGGCTTGGCACAATACTCTGTCTTATAGGGATTGGGCTTACTTCTGTCAATATCTATCCTGCCAATATATTCCTCAGTTTGATTGGTAGTGGACTGTGGACTATTGCAGGTATATACCAAAGGGATATACCACTAGTTTTAGTAGAATCAGCAGCAGTAGTTATGTACTTTTTTGGATGTGCTTTATACATCTCTTACGAACTTTCTAAATGGTTTTAATATGCATTGGAATCATAGAGTGGTAGACTTTTCAGAAGAAAACAATGGAGAGCCTTGGGTCGAGGTATGCGAGGTTTTTTACGATAAGAACCATGAGCCTTATCTGTACACAGCAAGAGGTGTTGGTGTCATGGGAGAAGATTTAAAGGAAGTAAAGCAGAACTTATTTAGAATGTTAGATTGCTTGGATAAGCCAGTTCTTATGAAAGCAGACTTTAATAAAAGCATAAAGGTGTGGATGGATGAAGATACAAGTCAAGATTCTTAAAGAACTACCAGATGGATCGGCAGAGGTCGAACTTAAGATGGATAAGGCAGGGCATAAGTTTATTATGCAAGCAGGGTTTACAGCAGTAATGGAAAGAGCAATAAACGAAAGGAAAAGGGATGACATTCGAGAACTTTTGGCAGCAATACCCCAAAAAGGTCGGAAAGCTAACAGCAAAAAGATCGTGGGAAAAACTAAGTCTAGACAACCAACAAAAGGCACTAGAGGCAATAGTAGAGCATCGTAAGTATTGGGCAGCAAAGGGTACTGATTGGGAGTTTATCCCCCATGCAAGCACCTGGCTAAACCAAGAGAGGTTCGAGGATGAGCTTGTAATCGAGCAGAAAGAGAACAAGCGACCACCTCTACCTTGGTACGCAAGCGATGAACTTACTTTAGCCAAAGGCAAAGAACTAGGATTAAACCCAAATGCAGGAGAAACTTTCGCGCAGTTTAGGGCTAGGCTGTCAAGTAAGATTGGCTCTATTGGTGTAGGATCGTGAAGGTCTTGCCAATTAAGAATGATGAGACTTATTCTTGGTTATTGCAAAAGCATTATGCAAAGCGGATACCACAGATTATGTATGCTTTTGGTTTATATGATGACGAACATCTTGTCGGTGTAGTTACCTATGGGATACCAGCAAGCCCTGCGCTATGTATGGGAATCTGTGGCAAAGAATGGTCTGATAAGGTTTTAGAATTAAATCGTTTATGTTTGCAAGATAACACTAAAAATCAGTCTAGTTTTCTTGTATCTAATTCTATAAAACTGCTACCAAAACCAACCATCGTGGTTTCTTACGCTGATACTGGTCAAGGTCATGTTGGTTATGTATACCAAGCTACAAACTTTTTATATACTGGTCTGTCTGCAAACAGAGTTGATTGGACTGTAAAAGGACTAGAGCATAAACACAGTAAAACATTGTCCGATGGGATGACATTAGAAAGCATTAAAGAAAAATATGGAGATGACTTTTACTACACAGAAAGAAGTAGAAAGCACAGATACATATTCTTTCATGGAACAAAACAACATAAGAAATTGTTAAAAAGTTTACTTAAATATAATATAGAACCTTACCCGAAAGGAGATTCAAAGAAGTATGACTCAGGAAGTAGAGTTGAAACACAAGCACTCTTATTCGGATGAATATAGGGTTCAATGTGCTGTAAGACAATTGTTAATTTGGAGAGCAGATTGGGGTCTGACAAAGTGGAGAAAGTATTTAACAGACCATAAGATAAATAAAGACCTATTAGTTCTGTACGGAGAACAATGGTGTAAAGGGAATAAAGGGGAATGGGGAAAATGGATATAGATCCAACAAAAGCAGTAGAGTACATTATGAAATACTCAGGAGATTTTGCTAAAGCCAAGGCAAACAGAATCTACTTGGAGAACTTCCTAAAGTCTAAGCGCAGTATCCTTATGTCTAAGTCATCAGCTAAGTCTGTTGCAGCAGCCGAGGTAGATGCCTATGCAGACCCAGAGTATATAGGGCTGCTAGATGGCTTAAAAGAGGCTGTGGAGTGCGAGGAAAAGATTAAGTGGATGCTGACCGCAGCACAACTCAAAGTCGAGATATGGCGCAGTCTAGAGGCTACTAACCGATCTGTAGATAATCATGCTAGATAGCGACTTTGTCTACATCTGGGCATTGATTGTGTTTCTCATAGTTTACATTTCTATACGGATTGGTACACAATAGTGGACTCTACAAAATACAACTTACATCTTAAAAGGTATAACGAGATGCTAAAGACAGCACATCATTTATCCCAATTGCTAAAGAAAACAAGAGAAGAAAACGAATACCTTAGAAAATGTATAGAAACAAAAAACTCCTAGAACTTGCTAGACTATTACCATGTCAACATTGTGGGATAGAAAATGGAACTGTCGTGGCTGCACATTCCAACCAGTTACGAGATGGAAAAGGTCGTGGACTTAAGTCATCCGATTTTCGCATTGCAAGCCTCTGTTTTCGCTGCCATGCGGAAGCCGATACATCTAGCACACTATCGAAAGACGCAAGGATTGAGATGTGGGAACAGGCGCACCGAGCAACCATTGGTGAACTTTTTGAACGGGGACTTATTGTAGTTAAGTCATAACTCCAAAGGATCAAACCCTAGGGACTCTGATACTAACTTAGCTCTGTATCTAAAAGTCTTATCGTGCTTAGTCCAAGCACAAGTAGAAGTGTTCCATCTACTAGCGTGGATCATTTCATGCGCCATAGTTCTAATAGCTGTTTCTAAAAAACCATTTCTAGCTGCTGATATTGTAATTATGTATTCGTACTTGTCTGCAGAATCATCGTACAGAAAAGTTCCCATGGTGTCTGGGTCGTAGTCAACAATAAACTTTATCTGCTCTGCAAGAGGCATATCCCACTTATCAAAAGGCTCACACACCACAAGCATGGTGTAGATATTCTTTAGGATAGTGGAGGTCAGTTTCATACCTTTAGAATCTCTCCTCGGAACTCTACCTCATCCTCACCGCAGACCTGTATCATCTCTGGCATAAGCATCTTGCCTCGTTCCCAAGACAGCATTACAAAACCAGACCGCCAATCTTTAGGAGAATCCTCGGTATAGTCTGCAAACTGCATATTATTGGGTTCTGCTAGTGTTCCTGTCTGTACCCCCCAAATCGTCTTAGCATAGCCTGAAATGGGCTGACAAGCTAATACATGGGTATGCCCTGTGATGATATTTGTTTGGGCTGCTGTAGCATTGTTATAGCCTGCGTATCGCCCACCCTTAAACCTGTGTTTAATTACAGTATCATCATTAACCCAAAACGACCAACATCCTTCCCATAGGGGAAAGTGGTCTTTTAGTTGAAATCCATGTACATTCTCGTAAGCTGAGGCTTGTGCTGCAAGCAAATTTTCAAATCTGGCATCATGGTTTCCAAGACACCAAATGAGCCTACACCCTGCTGGTCTGATCTTTTCTATCTCGCCTAAGTAGAGCTTGTTGGCTTCCAGTTCTTCTTGGACAGTAGGTTTCTTATCCCAACCAATGCGAGGAAACCGACTAATAGAACCGCCATCAAAGGAATCACCATTATTAACAATAATCGTTGGCTTAAAATACTCAATAAATTTAAGCAAAGCCTTATAAGCTGTAGTAGTATCATCAGGATAAAAATGGGCATCGCTAAAAACAATAATACGACCTTTATCAAGTGCTGTACCCCTTCTAACTGAGATTGGTGCTTGTTCTATTCTGTTTTCGTTTTTTGCTTTTAGCCTGGCAATGCGTTCTTCTTTTTGTTTTTTATTGTAGTCATCTTTAGGGTTTATTAGAGTTTCTAACTTAATCCCTAACCGAACTTCTACAGACCTTCTCCTGTTCATTACACCTCTAGGACTCATTTTTAACTCATTTGCCATTAACATCGGACTAGGAAACTGTTTCCATTTGTCGGCAAACTCTTGGTCGGGTAAGTAATATCCGTATTGATTTTTCATATATAGTTGATACCATTAAGAAAATAGTTACAATTATATAGTTAATTAAACACAGGAATGTGAATGTCATTAGATGACCGCTTACGAAATTGGGCTTGGTATGTCTCTGGATCAGTTATTCCACAGCCAGACTCTACTTGTCGATCATTTGAAAAGAATTACATTCCCGAACTCGGCAACCTATATGCACCAGAAGAACCACACTACGAACCTGACAACCGAGATGGTGAGCTAATAGAAGATGCAGTTAAGGGTTTACCATTAGAACTGAGAAAGATACTAAAAGCTCGGTATGTGAGCCATCCCTATGCTAGTCAGAATCAACTAGCCCATCACCTTAGAATATCTACAAGACGATTCGAGACAGACCTACAAAATGCTAAAAAACGACTCCAAGATCAACTCGATAAGAAAACCAAATCTAAAGACTATGCGGATATGCTCAAGGTGTCAGGAGAGAAAGACAACTGAGAATGGGATTTTCGAAATCTACAACAATGGAATTAATGAACGATTTGTTTGTTTTCATTGTAGAAAGCCTAAAAATGTTTTATAATTTGCTTGGGTCATTGCACCCAGAATTTAGTGATTCTTCTTCATAGCCCTAGAAATAGGGCTTTTTTTTAGGTGCGATATGAAAGAAAAAGGTATGTCAATAATGATCGGTCTGCTAGGCAAAGAGCCTAAGATGGCTGAAAAGTCAGAAGGCGGTCTACTAGAGTCCGATACCGAGTCTTGCCCACTATCTACTGTTGATGCCGATATAAACAAAGGCAACAAGAAGAAAGCTATTTTGACCGCCAATTATGGGGCGCGCAAAGATGGTGAGGGCAAGTGCAAAGCCTGCAAATATTATATGCAAGGCGAAGAAATGACCAAGTGCGGAGTAGGTAAGGGCATGGGTCATTGTGCTATATTTGACTTTGTATGTTCCGATGAAAATGGCTGTCAGGCTTGGGAAGCTGTCGGTGAGGAAGAAGAATACGAGGAGATGGAAGATTGAAAACTGGACTCTACAGTAATATCGCAGCAAAGAGAAAACGGATTAAAGAAGGATCAGGCGAGAAGATGAATAAGCCTGGTAGCAAAGCAGCACCTTCCGCAGCAGACTTTAAACAAGCTGCTAAAACTGCCAAACCTTACAAAAAGAAATCTTGAGATTAGGGATAATAATCCCATATAGAGATAGAGAGGAGCATCTAAAAAAGATGCTACCTCATACAGTCTCATTCTTTCGTAGAAATACAGACATAGAACCCTTGTTTGTTCTAGCCGAACAAGCAGACGATCTACCTTTTAACCGAGGCGCAATAGTTAATCATGCTTACGCAGCTTGTGCAGGCATGATCGACTATGTGTGTTTACACGATGTAGACTATATGCCAATGTGGGCAGACTACACCGAACCTAACCTACCAAGCCGAATAGTTTGGTATGGCATGGATAAACGACCAGTAGGACATGGCACAGACAAAGAAGTATGCGCGCAACGCTACGGATTAGCAGCAGTTGCAGTCATGCGGAAGTGGCATTTTGAAGCCTGTAACGGATACTCCAATACTTATTGGGGATGGGGTTACGAGGACACAGACCTCGCTAAGAGGCTCGAATCAGTCGGGATACCCCTAGGGTACAAGGATGGTACTTTTATCGCCTTAGACCACGATTCTAACGGCTACGATGCCAACGGAGAAACCGAGGCAAGCAAGGCAAACGCAGAACGATTTAAACATAGGGTTTACCCTGATATGACAGATGGACTCAGCACACTAGGTGCTACTGTTGTTTCCATACAACAGCATATCGCAAAAGGCATGGCAGACGGAGAAGAAGCACCTTTGTTATGGTGCAAATACAACCTAGAGGATCTCTATGAACAAAGCACAGAAAAAAATCGGTAAGGTCATGGGCGAGTACAAAGAAGGAAAACTACACTCTGGCAAGGGTGGCAAAGTTGTTAAGAACCCCAAGCAGGCGATTGCAATTGCTATGAGTGAGGCTGGCAAGTCAATGCGAGTCAAGAAGTGAAAGTAAGAGAAGCTGCAAAAGTCTTAGAACGGATGGGTGTCGCAGGGTATAACAAACCCAAAAAGACACCTAGCCACCCTACTAAAAGCCATGTAGTCGTGGCAAAAGAGGGAGATAAGGTAAAGACCATTCGTTTTGGTCAGCAAGGAATGACAGGTAGCCCACCAAGAGAGGGCGAGTCGCAAGCAGACAAAGCAAGAAGAAAGTCATTTAAGGCAAGACACGCAAGCAACATTGCTAAAGGCAAAATGAGTGCTGCGTACTGGGCAGATAAGGTCAAATGGTAGAGTTTACAAGTATCAGCCGATCAGAAAGCGACAACGGAGAGTATGTCGCTGCGGTAACTAATGCAGTAAACAACTACGAAGCATTTGTAAACTTTAAAAAACATCCTGCTTATGCAGGGGTACTAGAACACGCATCCTATATGCAAGGTGCAGTCTGTTTAGAAGTCATAAACCATCAGACTCCAGAAATGCTTGTAGATATTATCAAGTATCAAGAAAATGATCTGATTGGTGGATCAAGCCCACAAGAATATCCTTTAGGCATGATTAGTCCTTCTACATTGAGATACATGAAGGTCGCAAGCGACATCAAGATCCTGTTTGAAAATGTAGAAACATTTGCAGAGATTGGTGTCGGATACGGAGGACAGATGTTAGTTCTAGACCGAACAATTGAGATGAAACAATATCATCTGTTTGATCTACAGCCAGTTTTAAGATTAACCGAGAAATACCTAGAGCATCACATATTAAACGCATCTTACAAAACTTCTACACTAAACCAACACAGAGGCGATGTAGAGTACGACCTAGTAATAAGTAACTATGCTTACTCAGAACTACCAAGAGAACTACAGAAAAAGTATATCGAGAAAGTATTAACTAAAGCCAAGAGAGGCTATTTGACAATGAATAGTGGATTGCCAAATAGTTGTTTTCATAACAAGCTGTCGCTAGAAGAATTAGCAGACTTGTTACCTAAGTTTGAAACTCTACAAGAACACCCTAATACATTCCCAAACAATTACATTATTGTCTGGGGTCATTAATCTGTTGTAGAATAGCAACATCATCAACCATCAACCCATAGGGAATGGAATGGAAAACTCTACACAAAACAAAAACATAACACCCGAATCAACTGATAAGGGAGGCGCACAGCCAGGCAACCAAAATGCAAAGAAGGGAAAGCTCTTTTACGATGCATTAAGAATAGCCTTAGTGCAAGAGGATCGTAAGAGCCTACGCAAGATAACAGACAAGCTAGTCAAGGCAGCAGAAGAAGGCGATGCATGGGCAGTAAAAGAAATCATGGACAGGATGGATGGTAAGCCTGTTAACACTACAGAACTAAGTGGTGCAGAAGGTACTCCATTTAAGCTGGTGGTCGCTTGGGAGAAGTAGAGTACGCAGATGACGAAGTAAAAAGAGTAGTCATCCCTTACAAGCCAAGAGAACCACAGTTACAGATCCATCAAGCAATGGAGAGTAATCGTTTCGTAGTGGTAGTGGCACACAGGCGAATGGGAAAGACAGTACAGGCACTCAATGCGCTAATCAAAGCAGCAATGGAGAACGACAAGCCTAACCCTAGGTTTGCGTATATAGCACCAACATATAGTCAGGCAAAGAGGGTAGCTTGGGATTACCTTACAGAGTTCGTAAGACCACTAGAAGCAGTAGCCAATATCGCGGAATTAAGAGTAGATTTTTACGGAAGGAGAATCCAACTTTACGGCTCGGATAACCCTGACAGCCTTCGTGGGCAATACTTCGATTCTGTAGTGTTAGACGAAATTGGCGATCAGAATCCTAAAATATGGAACGAGATCATTAGACCAGCGTTAGCCGATAGAAAAGGATCGTGCCTGTTTATTGGGACTCCAAAGGGCAATAACCACTTCAAGGAACTGTTCGACAGGGCAGGCAAAGAAGAAGGATGGGCTGCACTACAGTTCAAGGCAAGCGAAACAAAGCTAATAGATTTAGATGAATTATGGTCTGCTCAGAAAGAAATGGGAGACGATAAGTACAACCAAGAGTTCGAGTGTAGTTTTAACGCAGCAGTCGAAGGAAGCTATTATGGAAAACTACTTAACGACCTCGAATCCAAAGGAAGGCTATGCGAGATTACAAGAGATGATCTCTGTAGAACTTATGTAGCATGGGATCTCGGAATGGGAGACTCCACAGCTTTGTGGACTGCACAAGTAACAGGACAAGAAGTAAGACTGCTAGATTATGTAGAGAATCATGGTCAAGGACTTGATTGGTATGTCAACTGGCTAAAAGATAACAAGTGGGAGAAAGCAGAGCAACTCCTACCGCATGATGTGGAAGTAAGAGAACTAGGCACAGGCAAGAGCAGATTGGAAGTGTTGAGAGAAGCTGGACTAGATGTTCGGGTTCTGCCAAGACTTTCTGTAGATGATGGTATTCAGGCAGTTCGTAGACTACTACCGAGATGTTGGTTCAATATGCCACAGGTAAAGCAAGGGCTAGACTGTCTTAGGAACTATAGGCGCGATTACGATGAAAAGCGTAATGTCTTTTTTGACAAGCCAATGCACGATTGGGCAAGTCATGGATCAGACTCGTTCAGGTATCTTGCATTAGGAATGGAACAAAACACTACTTGGTCGCAACCGATAACAGTAAAAACTTCATGGATCGTATAAATGGATGAACAGAAACTAAAGGTCATTCTCGAAGCAGAGATAGATGATGCTATCGGCTATG